TCTTATAGAGTATGGTTGGCAACATCCAGATGATGATAGTCCATTTGGAAACTTCATAAATGCTTTGCGAACTAAAGATAAATACCAGATAAAAAATAATCATTTTAAAATTAAAAATAATGGAGAAGTAGATATTGATTTGGATTTATTCACTAAAGGGGCTCTTGATCTTTACACTAGTAAAATAGCCGATAGTCCCAATATTGTTGAGAAAGGCAATATTGTTCTTAAGTTGCAAGAAAAAATAGGAGATCTTTCAAGACAGTTTTTTAAGGCTGCTAATCAATCAAATCTTATAAAAGAAGTTCGTGGACAACAGATTTTCAGTACGGCATCTGATCATAGTTCGAATTTGTTACTTTCCAAAGATCTAAAAAGAGAATTAGCAAAAACATTATCTTCATTGAACAAATCTCCTGTGAGCGAAAATGCTAAAGAGTTGCGTAAAGCTTTAGTAGATCTTTATGGTTCAAAGAAAAAAAATGAACCTGGAGCAGCAAAAAATTTTGGCACATCTATTTCAGAGGTGATTAATGCCAAAATGAAAATAATTACAGGAAAAACGAAAGACAGTAATCGCGGAACGCCGGATCCTTTTATTGATAGTTTTATCAAGTTGGTAGCGAACGCTAAAGAAAAAGGAAATATTAAGAACATTATTGAGAGAGGAGATGACAAGCGAAAATTTGTAAGCTTAGCAAAACTTATGCTTTTATTTGTTGTACAACCTTTGGTAGAAACTAATAAGTTTGATGATATACAATTAATATTTCATCCCTTTAATGATAATGCAGGTCCAGCAAGAGAGTTAAATATTGGAAATTTTCCTATTGATATAGGAACTTTTCAAAAAAATTATGATCGTGTTGCCAAATTAAGAAGAACAGCAAATTTGTCTTTGCGTGAATTTCTTAATTTTATATCAAATAAATATTTGGAAGATATCTCCAATCCTGTTTATGGTTTGCGTGATCTTTATCGATACGAAACAAACAAAGAGACAAAAGAAATACAAGTTCTTGTTAATAAAAGTTTAGCGAATGATATAACGGCATTATCTCAGAGGGTCGAAAACAATATGAGGGCTGCCAATGTTCCTGATGGTAATTTCAAATTACCACAAGTTGATATTTATATTGAGGCCGTATCAGGAGTTCCAAGCACTGAAGGACAAAGTGAAGATGCCTTTGAAGGATTGACTATTTTAAAAATTCATGTATTTGATAAACATGCCACTGCGTTTGCTGCTCAGAGCGATTTCTTAAGTGCTCAAAGAGATGATGCCATTAGAACATTGGGGAAAGCAGCAAATAGTGTTGTACAAGGTGAAACGACTTCTACTGATCTTCAAGTTCTGGTTGACAATGCTGGAAGAGATGGTGCAAACCTAATTGAAAGAATTGAAGATGAAGATGGAGAGAGTGAGGTTTATTCTTTCATTGGTGGTCCAAAAGAAGTCAAGAATTTCATATCAAAGACAATGCCGACTATGGTTTTTGGTGCATCCAATACAGCAGTTCTTGACGCTGGACTTGAAACGATTCAGGATCAAAAATTATCTACAATTAATATGATTAATTCTGGAGATAGAGGAGACTTAACGCCTCAAGGTGCCGCAACGAACGGACTACCAATTCGTGTTTTTCCAGCTCAATTAAATATGAGAAGTTTTGGTTGTCCGATTATGGAATTCACACAGACTCTATTTTGCGATTTTCAAACAAATACATCAATTGACAATATTTATGCTGCAACTAAAATTCAGCATGTGCTTGAACCGGGCAAATTTGTCACATCTACAACGATGACGCCATTGGATGCATATGGCCAATATCAAAATATTGCTTCAACGATTGGTGCTGCTATTACTAAGCTTGGCGGATACATCAAGATAACTGATGAGTAAAAATTGAATGAGATCTAATAAACTTGAGCATGGAATTTTATCTCCATGGCTCTCACATTGGTAATGAAAAACATATTCATTATAATGGAAAGATTAATTGGACTGATATTATCCCAGATAATTCTTTATCCTTTGATGAGTTGAAAATTGCTCTTTATTTATCAGGAAAGCCAATTGATATTCAACCGCCAGATAATTGGTTAAAATCTATGCGCTCTCTAACGCTTCAGGAAAAGTTACCTTGGCATAAGATTATGCCACATGACCAGTACGAGGAATTCGTAGAAAAGTCTGTAAATAAAATACAGGAGGCTCTAAAGGACAATCATTTGTCCTACTATAAGAATGTATTCAATAAGGCTTCTCATGTTCTTGATTTATTGAAGCCAGCAAAAATTCACAAGAAGAAATTTAATTTTTTGATAGGTAAGAATATTGCCGGAATAAACGAATCTGTCATAAGGAGTTTTGAACCGAACGAGAAAGGATATGCAAATGGAGTTATATACGATCAATTGAGTTCCTTATCTGGTAGATTCACAGTAAAGAGCGGCCCACAAATCTTATTATTGAATAAGGAATTAAAATCAATAATAAGATCAAGACACAAGAGTGGAGGAATATATAGCTTTGACTATGTTAGTTTAGAGCCGAGGATAGCTTTGATGTTGTCTGGAAAGGTTCCTTCTTATGATATATATTCTGAAATAAATGAAGAGATTTTTTCAGGAAGCTTGACTCGTGACGCTGTTAAGTTGGCTTGTTTATCTGTTCTTTATGGTTCTGGTGCTGACAATCTTCACAAGGGCACAGGAATTAGTTTATCTGAATGTAGGAATATAATTCTGCCACAGATTAAGAAGTATTTTGATATCCATAATATATCGAGAAAGCTTGTTAATACATTTAAAAAATATGGATTGATTTGGAATTATTTTGGTAGGGCGATATATCCAAAAGATGGTGCCTCTTACAAGCTCTATAATCATTATATACAAAGCACGGCGGTTGATGCGGCTTTGCTTGGGTTTTATAATATTCTTATAAATTTGCCTGAGTTGATTCCATTGTTTGTTATTCATGATAATATCATTTTTGATTTAGAAAATGAGGATTTGATTGAAAAAATTAAAGAACATGGTTCAAAAATTTATAAGTTTGAAAATAAACTCCCTTTGGAATGTTGTAAGATATAATATGAAATTTGATCAAATCATGGAAAAAGTTGACATTAAAGATTATAATTCAGATTTTGAATGTTTGATATTCAACATTGATGATGAACAAAAAAATAAATATTCAAATGGAAACAAATATTGGCGACGCAATAATAAACTTCATAGAACCGATGGGCCAGCGGTTGAATGTTCAGATGGAAATAAACATTGGTATTTTAATGGAAAACTTCATAGAACCGATGGACCTGCGATTGAATGGGCAAGTGGAAATAAACATTGGTATTTGAATGGAAATCTTCACAGGGCGGATGGACCTGCGATTGAATGTTCAGATGGATACAAAAGTTGGTATTTGAATGGAAAACGACATCGAGAGGATGGACCTGCGAGTGAATATTCAGATGGAAGCAAATCTTGGTTTTTGAATGATAAAAATTACTCAGAGAAAGAATTCAATGAAGAGGTGAAAAATGAAATTTGATCAAATTATGGAAAAGGTTGAAATTATTAACGAACCACAGCTTATACACGAGTCATTGATTTATCATATTAATGATGAAGAAGAGATTAAGTATGTAAATCGACACAAACATTGGCGACGCAATGGAGAACGACATAGGGCGGATGGGCCAGCGATTGAATATTCAAATGGATCCAAATTTTGGTATCTAAATGGAAAACTTCACAGAACCGATGGACCTGCGGTTGAATATGTTTCTGGAAGCAAGTCTTGGTTTCTAAATGATCAAAAATATTCTGAGGAAAAATATAATGAAGAGGTGAAGAAATGAAATTTGATCAAATTATGGAAAAGGTTGATATTGAAAATCCTGGTTTAATTTATGAATATTTGTTCCTTAATGTTGATGAAGAAAGTAAAATTATATATGCAAATGGAAACAAATCTTGGTATCTGAATAGAGAACTTCATAGGACGGATGGACCAGCGGTTGAAAGATCAGATGGAAAAAAATATTGGTATTTGAATGATCAAGATTATTCTGAAGAGAATTTCAATGAAAAGGTTAAGAAATGAATAATAAAAAATATTTAGAAAATGTCATTAAAACAGAACTTGATGAAAAACAATACATGGAAGCAAAAAATGATCGCATAGATTATAAGAAAATGAGATTACTTCATGGTGCGATAGGATGTGCAACCGAAGCAGGCGAATTGCTCGACCAAATAAAAAAACATGTTTTCTATGGAAAAGAACTTGATGAGACCAATATCATGGAAGAAGTTGGAGATTTATTTTGGTACTGTTCTATTTGTCTTGATGCTGCAGGATATGATATTGATGATTCTATGAAAAAAAATATTGAAAAATTGGCATCAAGATACAAAGATGGTTTTAGCGAAGAAAAAGCACTAAAAAGAGATCTAAATAAAGAACGAAAAATATTGGAAGAATAAAATACAATATGGGCATGCCGATACTAATAATAGATTCCTTAAACTTGTTCGTGAGAAATTATATTGCAAATCCTCAAATGGATAACAATGGAGAATTGGTTGGCGGAATTGTTGGCTATATGAAGTCATTGGCAAAACTGGTTAAGGATCTTTCCCCAAAGAAAGTTATAGTGGTTTGGGAGAGCGGGGGCAGTCCACGCCGCCTCCAGCTCTTCCCCGCCTATAAACAAAGACGTAAGCCGCCTCGCCCCATGAATAGAACCTATGGGGATGCGATACCAGATAACGAAGATAATAAAAATTATCAGATAAGAGCATTGTTGCAACTATTGAAGTATTTGCCAGTTTATCAATTATATATTGAGAACTGTGAAGCAGATGACGTAATTGGATACCTCTGCAAATCGACATATCAAAATGAAGAAAAAATAATTTTATCGACAGATAAAGACTTTTATCAACTTGTTGATGAAAAAACTAGAATATTCAACCCAGCCACAAAAGTCTTCGTCAATAAGAAAGATATTATTGAAAAATATAATATAACACCAGATAATTTTTGTGTGGCAAAAGCATTTAATGGTGACTCCTCGGATAATATCCCAGGTGTCCCACGTGTTGGCTTTAAAAGCTTGTCTAAAAGATTTGATTTTATTAATGATATTACAATTAATGACATTATTGAAGAAAGTAAAGAACACGTATTAAATGATAAAAAACCGCTTGTGATGTACGAGAATATAGTCCAGAGCGAAGAATTAGTTCGAAGAAATATGAAAATAATGAAATTAGATAATGCATTACTTTCTTTTGAACAAATTCAAGAGGTTACAAGAATCATCAATGATTTTAAACCAAAGTGGTCTAAGATCAAATTTTTCAAGAGATACTTAGATCTAGAAATGGATGGACTTGATATTGAGAGACTGTGCAATTGTTTTTCATATCTGGTTTATTCATAATAAAAAGGACAATTTATGACCACAAGAACGGATAAGCCATCCTTCGCCGATTATGGTGAAGCCTTCCAAGAGCGCGTTGTACAGGCACTGTTTATAGACTTTGCTTGGGCGGAACAAATGCAAGAAATTATAAAAGTTGAATATTTTGAAATTGAATATTTTCAATTCTTAGTTAAGACATATTATGATTATTTTGCAGAATATAGAACCTTTCCTACAATTCCGATTATAGCTTCAATCATAAAAGACAAATTAGAAGGTAAAGCATCTCTTGATGGATTATTACTTACGAGGGCAATAAAACTTCTTAAGAAAACTAAAAAAGAACCAGATCTAAGAGATTTACCATATGTGAAAAGTAAAGCGCTTGACTTTTGTAAAAAGCAAGCAATGACTGAAGCTTTATATCGTTCAACAGAATTAATTATTGAGAATGATTACGATGAAGTTATTGATGTAATGAAAAAAGCATTAATGGCTGGGGAAGAAACATCAATTGGTCATGATTTTGAAGAGGATATAGAATCTCGTTTTGTTGATGTGCAAAGAGATCCGATCCCGACGGGTGTACCAGAGCTTGATCGTCATGAGGTGCTGGATGGTGGACTAGGACGTGGTGAGTTAGGAATTTTTGTGGCGGCACCTGGAGCGGGAAAATCGCATTGGCTTGTTCAGATTGGAGCTAATGCTGTACTTAACGGATATAATGTTCTTCACATTACTCTTGAAATGTCAGAGACCAAAGTTGGTCGACGATATGATGGTTGGTTCACCGGAATCAATAATCGAGAGATATCAAGAAATAGAGATAAAGTTAATGGATGGTATAAAGACAACAAAGAAGGAATGGGAAGACTTTTTATTAAAGAGTTTCCGTCTGGACAGGCGACCACAAATACTTTCCGTGCATACATTCAAAAATTAGGAATCAAGAAAAATTTCAAACCTGATCTTATTGTTATCGATTATGCCGATGAAATGTCTTCAATTAAAAAGTTTGATAGTACATCATCTCGTCATGAATTTAAATCAATTTATAGAGATTGTCGAAATATGGCTCGTGAATTTAATTGTGCCGTGTGGAGCGCATCTCAGTCAAATAAAGAAGGTTCTTCTGCTGAAATTGTAACAGGCGAAAACATGAGTGAATCTTATAGAAAATTAGATGTTCCAGATTTTGTATTTACTGGTGCATGTCGCCCACAAGATAAAGCAAAAGGAATTATGAAAGGCTTCACTGCCAAAGTTCGTGATGGACGTGATGGAGATATTCTTCCAATGCATGTCGATAAAACAACATCAAGATTTACAGTGATTACTGAAGAACAATATGCGGCTTTATCTAAATCGGATGAAGATCAAGAAAACGA